AACTGCTCCGCCAACTCCACCTGGACCCATACCCGTACCGCCGCCGCCTGGCATCCCAGCCACGTCTGCTTCAGTGACAGTGCCATTACCACTACCAGTACCAGTTGGACCGATACCGTAGATAGCACCCTTCTTCGGGCCAAGCGCCATCATCTCTTCGGCAGTCATCTCGGTCTTGTTGCCGCCAGCCCCGAGAATGCCACCAGATGGACCTACATTGAACTTGCCAGTCTCTGGGTTGTACCCACCAATCTGGAAGTAGTGGCCTGGGAAACCTTTCCCATTAGGTCCAATATTGACAACACCTGGAATACCCGCCTTAGCATTCTCAGCTAGCCTACCCCAGTCAATATTCTCACCAGAGTAAACTTCGTTCTGAACACCCATCTGGTTCAGCGCTGTACCGAGAGTTGCTACACCTCTTGTGCCGCCCACACCAGCCGCAGCAGGATCTCCACCCTGGATACGAGTAACCAGCGAGTATGCTTCTTTCAGTGTTGGGTTGCGTCCGTATGCTCTGGCAAAGAACGCTGCTGCTGCCGGACCACATGCGGCTTGTGCTTGCTCATTAGAAAGCTGACCGCCATTATTGATCTGATCGACAAAGGCAGAGCCTAGATTACCACTAGCACCTGTTCCGCCAGGAACACCACCTGCGGTCCCTGCTGCTCCTGAAATCTTGGGTATAGAACCGCCGCCCTGCCTGATCAGTACATCACGGATCTGGGTTAGCAGAGGAATGGCATGGCTGGAATCTACACCAGTAGCAAACGTCTCGGCTAGAGCCATACGCTCTGGAGCTTCTGCTTCAGCTACACCTTGACCAGTACCAGGATGCAGCATGTCATACAGCCCGCCACCAAGAGCACCACCCACTGCTCCTCCTGCGAGACCACCTGCCGCACCTAATAGAACACCGCCAACACCACCGATCGGTGCCCCAGCAATACCGCCGAGCACTCCACCGCCCACCATGCCTACAGAACTACCGATAGTGCTCCACTGTTCTCTTTCGTTCTCGGCTTGCATAATAGCAGGGATGGAGAGAGCAAGACCTAGTAGACCACCACCAACTGTCCCTGCACCAGACTTGGCAATGCTGCCGAACCCAGGCCAGCCTCTACCTGTTGGGAAACTACCCTTGTTATATGCAGGATTTGCAGCACGATTTAGGATATGTTTGTTGGCGGCTCCCATCCAGCCCCCAATGGAGTTCTGTCCAGCCGTTGAAACAGGCTGCTTCGCCTTCCAGGCTCCTTTAGCCGCAGCCATACCAGATGCTGCCACCGCAAGAGTTCCAAGACCACCACCCAGAAGACTAAGCGCGGGATTATCTGCTTCCCGCGCTGCTTCTATGGCAAAAGCCCCGCCCGCAGAGGCAGCGTAACTCGCCTTATTGCCCATCCTGCCAGCAGACATATACCGAAGTGCCGCCATCTCAGCCAGACCTCGGACGATAGAACTACCAACTGCGGCACTGAGCATTGATGGAAGTGTCTGGGCTACACCTTCAGCAAACGCTTCAGAGAAGGCCATACCAGCTTCCACCAGTACGTTGTCTTTGCCACCCCTGAAGAATGCTGTTAGGGACTCGCCAATGAAGGTACCAATTTCCCTACCAACTGACCTGATCTGGTCTCGCCCACCACTGCGGAAGTAGTTGGTAAAGGCAGTCATCAAAGTGTTGCCGAGAATACGCAGCTTGGGCAGGAAACCAGCCGCCTTGAAATCTGCATCCTCGACCAGGTTTGCAAACATCTCTGTAATCGGATTGAGACCGCCAATAAGCTGGGGTTCAATCGACTCAAACATCCTGGTCTGGAAAGCCGTCCACGCTGATGAAAACTTCTTCTGTTGGGCGAGGAAGCTCTTATCCATCTGGGCTGCGCCACGCCCAACAGAGCCTACCCTGCTGGCTTCGTACTCGGTCTGTGCCGTTTTTAATTGTTCAACAGAAGTAAGCTGGAAGCCTCGCACAGCACGAACGTCATCGAAATACTGCTGCATGAGTGTGCTCTGGCCAGCCATACGGATAGCATCTTCTTCAGCAGTATTACCCAGGCGACGCTGATTGGCTACGTAAGCATTCATCATTTCGCCGCGCAGGTCGAAGATCTTACGTAGCTGCACCAGAGACCCAATTGGCCCCTTGCTCATCAGCTGCTCAGGCATGAGACTAAACTCGTCGCCTGAGGTGTTAGCGTTAGTCTTCCTAGCTTGCTCCCAAGCATTTACCAACTGCTTCTGCTGGCCTGTCATCTGGCCAATGTCTTTGAAGACGTTGGCAAAAGATGTAGCTGCCTGTTCTGGAGACATGACCTGAGTCATTGCAGCAAATGCCGCAAAGGACTCGTTCATGACATTTATTTTGTCGTCAGCCTTCTCATACCGCTGGATCAAAGGACCCATCGCAGCAGTGACGCGCGGCAGCACATGCTCCAGTTCGCCAAACTTGATTGTACCAATGTCAGTAATGGCGAACAGTGAATCAGATACCGTAGTGAGATGCTCTAACTCCAGGCCGTAAGTAGCCATGACCTGGATAAGCGTTGTTGTCGCTTCGGTAGCCTGTGTGCCAGTAGAATATGCTAGACGTGCTGAAGCAGTAGCCAGTTCTAGAGCAGTATGAGCATCGTAGGCTGCTTTGCCCATAGCGCCCAACTGCTCTGCGTTATCCTTGATGGCAGACACGCTGGATGCAGCGGTGGTCATCAAGGCTTTTACGTCTTCAGTGACAAGGCCATAGTTGATGGCCATAGCTTGAACCTGGCCACTGTATGCCTTTAATTCATTCTCGCCAAGGTTTAGGAGAGTGTTGGTAACGCGCAACTGGTCCTGCCACTGCGCGCCTACTTTGACAAACTCTCCAAATGATTCAACCATTCTCTGGGGCAACTGCACAAGAGGCAGCATAACAGAGAACAGGACCATAGACTTGGTCAAAGACAGAATGTTGTCGGTAAGGCCGCGCGTAGTTTTACCGTTTGCGTCTATCTTAGCCCTACCTTTTTCAATCGCATTGACCATGCCCATAAAGCCAGAAGTTGCGCCTCTAGCCACCTCAGCTAAAGACGCTACTCTGCGGGCTGTCTGGGCAGTAGCCACAGCCATCTTGGTCTGCTGTGAGACGTTGAGACCAATGGCTTTAGAGAAGTTATCGGAAACACGTACAGCAGAACTGACAATGTTGGAGTAACTGCTGACGCTGCGAATGGCAACCTGTGACGCCTGGCTTACCTTCTGATAAGCCCTGGCAAGATTATCGACCTGTCGTTGCCCGTTGATGACAACGTCAATTGCAGCAACGACACGACGTAATGCCACTAGCTCAGCCCCTTCGCAGCCCGCACTTTAGCCAGCATAGATTTGATATTCCTGGCCTGAGCTCCCTGCCCAGTCCCACCCTTGTATTTACCACCCGTGATCATAGCCGCGTACACGAGCGCCTTTTCACCACGGGGTAAACCATAGATTTCACTGGGCAGCTTACCTGTCTCAATGAAGATTCTGGCCAGGAGGTTGGTTTCCGGATGCCCCTCAATCAGAGCTTTTGGCAACCTCCACGAGGTCTTCGTGGAACCCACTTAGCTCCAATACGGCATTTGACACATACAGCATCAAGCCAGGCTGGTTCTTATAGATCTCCAAAACCAGGCGGTCTTCCTGCGTATTACGCATACCATACTTCCGCATAATCTTGGTGTCTCTATGATTAGGTGTTTTTACACCATAGGCAACCACCAATGCCTGGAACTTCTGGCCGTCCATTTGCTTCTGGAGGGTCCCAGAGCCAGTGTTTTTTACCACCCTGCTAGCCCGTTCGATTAGCTGAGAATGTTCTGGGCCTGTGAGGTTGGTTATGACCCATGGAGACCTGAAGCCGTACTGCGTCATGTTTAGCTGGTCAGTAAACTTCTTGTCCGAATCATACGCCAGCAGTTCTTCGAGTGCATCTACTGGCTCGCCCTGGTACTCTTCGGCAGCTTCCTCGGGGGTAAGCTCGACAACTACTTCCGGAGCACGCACCCGCCTCATCGGAGGAGGAGGGGTGCGTCCTTCGGTCTCTACGCCGTTACCATCATGCCCGATGGCGGGGGTATCTTGAGTAGTCATTGCCCGCTATGACTCCTTATGGACAGTTATCCTGGCCTTCGGATTCCCACTCTTGCAGGTTGCCGTCGATGCAGGACAGGAGGTTGTGGTTGATGAACGTAAAGGGAATGGCCTCTTCGACCAGTTCGTCAACCTGGAACCCGATGGGAATTTCCCAGAACTTGACACCGAGCAGTTCAACGACCTCAGCCCCAAAGGCTTCGGGGTCGTCCAATTCGTACCGGATCAGGGCCGGTACCTGGCGAGAACGGCTGTGCCTCTGGTACGCGCCAATCATACGAATGAAATGGCTCGTAACCTTGAACCCTGTGATGGTGCCATCACCTGAGGTTCCTGTTGCCTTGAAGCCCGTCTGCCTTGCACCAGCTAGACGAACCTCACGACGGTTGATTGTAATGCGTCCTTCAACGCGCTGTACCTGGGTTTGCCACACACCATCAAGGAACAGTTCGCCGTAGGAGCCGTTGATAGTACGGTCTGGATTCAGAGCCATGCTTATGTACCAACCTTCACGGTCATGAGGATAACGTCAATAGTGTCTACCACCGTTATCTCCATGTCAATGTAAAGACGCTCGCCTTCTGACTCTCGGGTTTCGCTGATACCTACCGAGTAGTTATTGCGGATGGCACGTTGTCCAGCCATCACACGAAGGAAGTCGCGCACCACACCAATTACAGCCTGCTGGCCGTCCGTGTCGTTGGGGACTTTCCCAATATAGTTCGTCCTAGCAGCCAACTCGATAGCCGCTGCAATCGCATCGCAGGTATTGATGATCGATACCTTCTTGAACCCTTGAGGAACGGGATTACCATCGGGTGCAAGACCAGGGGTGACGAGTGTTGTCACACCTTTTACTACGTGAAACTGTTGCCCTGATTTGCCAAGGACAGTTACCCCATTCCGGATCAAGCTATCGATCGTACTACCTTTGGATTTGGTCTCTAGTGTGATTACCTCCTGTAATGGGTAGTAAGTCATACCTTGTCCCAGCGGCAGTGATGACCTCACACCAGCAATCTGGGCTGCGAAGGCCGCACCTCTCTTGGATATAAGATTACCACTGCTATCCACCTGCTGCACGCCAGGGAAGATATATTGTACACCTTCCTGATTGATACCTGATGCAGCTACCTCAGCAGTAACCGATGACTCAGCATCGCCACTACCCAGGATCATCGATACACGGTATCCTTCATTACGCAGGTCGCGTAACCAGGAAGCGAGGGTGGCCTCAATACCAGCCAGATCAGAGTTCTTGATGTCCGTAGTGAAGACATCCCATTCGTCTGCTTCCAGGGCAATGGTAGCCAGTAGGTTGACATAGTCCTGCATTACTGGTGCAGTACCGTTTGACCCACCTGCCATCGATAGTGAAACAGTCGCTGGAGTGTTATTCCCTGCGGCTAACAGTGTAGCGGTAACCCAGAAGTTGGCCCCATCTCGATTGACAAGATCCACCAAGTTCTGCATGTGTCCTGTTGCGCCACGAGCTGTACTGCTGGTCCACTGAGCCATCAGTGTCGTGCCGACTGAAAACAGGATGTCTGTCTTGGTGATATCCCCAGGGTTAGCGCGCGTCTGCACTGTGAAACCGTTGCCGTAGACGCCTACATTCTTGGCATCAAACTTGATAGATGCTACAGGGCTGGCCGTAGTATCATTCAGGGTAATGGTGGATTTTACAGCACCAGCACCCATGATACGATACATCCGGATTTGTCTGGCACCCCCTAGGAATGCCTGGCGTCCTGCATAGTAAGCGTTGAACGGGACAGTCTCAGAAACCGTAAAGTAGTTGATCAGATCTGAAAAGCTATCGATTTCCTGAGCTGTGCCTGCTGGCCCCCACTGACTGCGGACAATCATGGCAACTCTGCCCCGAACGCCAACGGTTACTGCCGCAAGTGCGTCCGAGATAAAGTTGATGTATAGCCCTGGTCGGGTGGGCGGAGCAGCTGGAGACCATGGACCACCTGGCATCTACTGTACCCCCTCGAATTGCTTGTCCGACTGCTGCATCATCTGATTGATGTAAGTCTGAACTGTTGCCGGAGTATGCTTTACATTCTTGTCCAGACCACCTGGCCCGAAGACTGCATCAACCACCCACACAGGCTGATTATATACAGCCTGAGAATAGGTACGATGGTCTGAATAAGTATACTCTGTACCCGAGATATCAGGAGGTAGCTCTGGCGGAGTTTCTGTAGGAGTCGGTGCTGGTTGCTGCTCAGCCGCTGGTTCCTGGTTCTCTTCTGTCACTATAAGACTCCAACCGTGATAGTAAATCGATCGTATGCATTGAGTCCGGTATCAACCTCAATGTGCTCGATAGTCGGTGTTTGTACGCGATCATGCTCCTGTTCTACAGTGGTTTGCAGGCTGATGTTACCAGTAAACACACCGTTGGAGATATCGTCCTCTCTGCTGCTGGCAGCAAACCCCGTGACCCTCAAATTCTGCCATCTGACACGTATTGTATCACTTGGTTCCTTAGGGGTGTTGCCAGACCCAAGTAGATTCCTTATCACAGTTTGGGGGTACAGGTAACTGTTCCTTGGAGGAAGGTCCACTGAACCCTGCAGGAATCCATCAACATATATCTTATATTCCTTGAACAGAGGAGAACTCCAGGGCACCCGAGGCACCCGCACCCGTATCGCATTATTGGGTGCTTCTACCACTACTGTCAGGGGCGCACTTGCAGCGCTTTCATTGTCGCACATATCTATCGCGCTGATACGCACCTGATATGTGCCTGGCGCGATAGCCCCATCATTCAAGGTCGCGGTAATAGGCTCTGGATACTGCCAGTCAAACCGCCATGCGGGTATGAGGTTAACTAGTCTATGGCGTTTGCCACCATGCTTCATTGACCTTTCAAACAGCGTTATCTTGTCCATGACATCAGAGCGGTTCATGCCATAATAATCAATTGTCCAGTCTGCAATTTGTCTGTATCTTCGAGAAGTAAGCTGCTCGTCACGGTGGGTCAGGTAACTGATACGCCAGCTAGGACGCACCAGGGTATTGGGACGCTGGTCCAACACTCTGGTTTTACTACCTACTGGATATAGTTCCCAGATAGCATGCTTTACAGAATGCATCTGTTCTTCCATATCTATGGTTACTGAAGACCTAGCCACCATTCCGCCTGTTGGGGTTACGTACCCGCCGTCTCTGTGTTTGCCCCTGGAATGCGTCGTTGATATTACCTTCGACGATGTTTGCTACCTGGCCCTCTGTAGCCGCTATACCTTCCTCAATAAAGTGCACACCTTCCCACACTGCGAGAACAGGCTTGGCAGTCCTTACGCCATACGGGTAGATATACATACTGCCACCATCATTGGCTAGGCCAGCATAAGGTAAGAACGTCCCAACCTCGGCAGTCCAGACATTGCCTTTTACACGCTTGATCTCGGTGATAGCGCCCATGTGGACCTCGCGCTCTTCACCAATATCTCGGCCTTCATGGATCTCACCCTGGTCGCCACCTACACCATTTTCGGCAGCCCATTCTTCGTGCTTGACCTGTACAGGCACTCTGTCGTCCTCATCTACCACGCCACGCATCAGCTCAGGAGTATATCTACCCCATGCCGCAGCCAGGCGTCCTTTAGAGAACTCAAAAGCCTGTCCAGTGCTTTCTCTAGGCCGCCACCCACCAGGGGGCATATGTCGCTGAATAGCTGCCTTGGTATTGTTCGTGAGGGCGTCTGCCAACTGTATTGCTGAGTCTCTAGTCAATACCAGCAGTCTAATGTTCAGTGCAGCCAGATCTTCAATAACACCTTCATAGTCGTTTACTTTGTCCCGTGCGTAAGTGACACCTGTTCTGCCAGGACGTCCTCGCTGCGTGAAGGATTGCCCTGAACTGGTGTACATGGATAGAGCACTAGGCGGCATCAGCGTGACAACCCTCCTTCGCAGTAGATCTCAAAGTGATGCATCTGGAACATGTCGTCTGCTTCATCAACTGTTATGATGTTATAGCGTATACCATCCTGTACTATCCAGTTGGTTTCGTTGAAGTTATCTGGGTAGCTTAGCCTGGCATCCTGTATAAAGATCCAGGCCCGCTTCGACCCTGGCGTACCACCCGAAACCTGCTCCTCGAAACTGCGTCTGTACAGAGTACTGTCCACCCTGCATGGCACCCCAGAGAACTTTACGGTTTCTGTCTCTTCGTGGTCCTCTGTCTCTGGGTTGGCAGGGGTGATACCCCAGATATCACATGTTCTGTTGAGCAGCGCAGCAAGCGGCATCAGCTTGGATCCTTGGTGCTGATGCGACCACCTGGCAGTAGAACCCCGCGCAGTAGCTCGAGATCGGTAAAGTCATGCCACGGTCTTACTTCCACACCCACGTACTGCGGAGTAAGTGGATAGCCAGAGATTGGCGCTAGTTCTGGGAACACATGTGTTGTCTTCATGTGAACCAGAGAAGTAGTGCCACAAGTATAGTAGCCCAGGATAGCCAACGGCTCTGCACCAAACGCATATGGATCTGTCGGTGTAGCCGCAGTAGCAGTAGAACTAC